GCGCGAAGCGCAGACTTCCGAAGAAGTTTAGAAATGAAAATTTCTAGGCTCTCTTTTACGTCTGCAAAACTTTCGTAATGGGCGACGGTCAATGAAGTACAACGTACTTCAGAAACGTTCTTCTACATATTTTAATAAATATTAGAAGGCGACAGCTAGCATAGTGCTAGCAATTCTACCAACTAAGGATAATCTTATGACTATTGGGTATGAAAATTCATCAAGTGAACTACATCCCAGTGTCAAATGGGTGGTGGGCGGAACCACGTCTGTGGACACGAAAGTGACTAAAGACTGGGAAGGCTCCGATGGTAGGCAGTATGTAAACGCCTACGATTGCACCTATTATAAAGATTATCGAGGGTGGGTTTATGCTCGTCAATATGGCTATACATGGTCACCAGAACTTGGTGGTCATTATGCTTTTATTGGTGAAGCTAAACCTTTTGTTTTCTTTTGGAAAGCATTCCCTTGGCTACCTACTGTTATGACCGGCACTGCAGACGTTAAGGCTGCTGCTGCCCTTGTAAATCACATCGTAAATACGGACTTTCGTCCGAACCTTGCGATTGCTGAAGGTCCTGAAACATTGAAGTACATTTGGTCTAAATTTAAACCAATTGTAACCTCTGTTAAGGCACTCAAGAAAGGTGATATACGTAGAGCTGCTCGCGCACTCGGTATGAGAAGTAACTGGTCGAAAGTCTTAGGCAAGTCTTATAAAAATATAAAACGAGCTATTAAAGACAATGACACCTCAGGACTTGAAAAGTTCTGGCTTGAATACCGTTATGCACTAACACCTTTGGTGTTGGACGTGAGTTCTGGTATGAATCTCCTGTTTGAACAACAGGGGAAGCCGCGATCTTTGCGAATAGCGAAGAGTGCGTCAAACAACAGATCAGTAGAAGTAGGTTCGTCAGATTGGCCAGATGCTTTGTTAAGAGAATCAACAAAGTATACGGTCACTCTGAAAGAAGACTTCGACTACAGGGAATTGGATTTTAATGCAATTGCTCCTGCAGTCTGGGAATTGATCCCATACTCGTTCATGGTTGATTGGGCCTTGAATATAGGTGATTACCTACGTTCAAGAAGGTTCTTTCATTTTTCACAAATGACTGAGGGTTGTCGTACTCGCATTTTGCGTGGTACTTCTGGCCAACCGAAAGCTTTGGCTCCAAATGCCTCGTACCCAGAAAACGGGTACACGGTAAATACTTGGAAGTCAAGCAATTCGACTCAAACTGTGATTCAGCGGAGACCTTGGGATGGCGTTGTGCCATTACCGCAGGTTAAAAACCCACTGACTGAAAGTAGCCACTGGAAGCGTATCTTAGATGGAACCGCAATAATAAACGGTCTCAATCGACGTGCGCCCCGAGGCTAGCATATTGGAATTTCTCCTTATGTTAGTTTAATCGAGCTGATAGTACATACTATATCCGCTTAATCCTAAATCCGCGATTTACGCGGTACTGATACAATTCTGTGTCAAATTCATTACACGAGGACATCCAATGTCTGGAATCATCAATGTAGTTCTTAATGACGGTAAAGCAACTCCTGTTGTTCACACATTCTATCCAATTTCCAACTCACCTAGTGCGTTGTGGAGAGAACGTGTAGCAGGACTTCCTCTAGCGGCTCAAGGCACTTTGTCTTTGAGCGTTACAAAAAGTAAAAATGGTTTGTACAAAGTACGTAAAATCGTACAAATACCTGTAATGGAAGAAGTCATAGACGCCAATACCAACGGTTATACCGCTGCACCAAAGATCGCGCATACTCTGCGCTCGGACACAGTTTCTTTCGCGCATGCGCGATCGACTTCTGATGAACGAAAAGATCTTTTGGCACTTACGCAAAATTTCGATTCTGATCCGGCTGTGATTGAGGCAATTGAGTCTCTAACGCAACCGTTGTAAGAATTTAATTTGTTGTAATGCAGTAATTTGACTATTGGAGTAAGCTAAGCTATGTCTAAATCTACAGTGACTGATCGCAAACCCCCTACTAAACCGGCATCTTCTATGAAGAAACACGATGGTAGAGGAAAAAAGCGTAAGTCAAAACCGACTTTCTTTACTAAGAAGTCTAAGGAAATAAATGCAACCATTATTAAACGATTGCGATCTATCTGCTCTGACAGAATCTTTAACCTCACTGGAATCGCTTTTAGCGAATATTACCAGTGTGATGGAGATTATGTACGGGCTCCTCAGTCTAGTAACCTCCTTTTTCTTTTAGAGGACTTACAGGCACGATACCCTGAGCCAGCAAATTCAGAAAGAAACCTTACCTTAACAGAAGCTTATATGTGGTCGCGTCGTTTTGACGGACTGCATACTAAGAACTTGTCTTTGGAATTAGGAATTGATACTGAAGCAGCTGCGCTTATTGGTTTTCGCGAGGCCGAAAAGAACTGTCGGAAAACTAACGAACGATTAACAAACCTTAACCTTTGTAATTCCATTAATGGATTACATGCTTCAACCATCATTGATGGTTTGAGACGCAAAATTGCAGGTTATTTAGGCGAGTGTCCTCAGTTAGCTGACCTTAAATGTTCTTTCGGACCAGGGAGTAATCCTACTTGCAAAAGAAGAACTTCTGCAAAATGGAAGCTTAATAGTATAATGGCATGCTCGGAAGACGCGCGAGGTTCTCTAAGAGAACTGATGCGCCTTTATCCCACCCTTAATTGGGGCACAATCACTTTAGGTTGTGGGGAGCTGTTTTTCGTGCCCAAAAATGCTAAGATCATGCGAACTTGTGAACAACAACCGTTATTGAACATGTTTATTCAACGTGGTCAAGGTAAGTTCATTAAGCGTCTTTTATTGAAAAAAGGTTGTAATCTATACGACCAAAGTATCAATAAAGAAATGGCGCGCATTTCTTCCATTACTGGTGAAAATGCGACTGTCGATCTAAGCGCGGCTAGTGATAATATAGCCTTTAAGTTAGTAGCCTTACTACTCTCACCAGAGTGGTTCGAGTTTCTAGCAAATTGGCGTACCGATAAGGTATACTATCCTCCACGTAACGAGTATATCCCACTACAAAAATTCTCAGCAATGGGAAATGGGTATACTTTTGAGCTTGAATCTTGCATTTTTTATGCTTGTGCACAGCTCGCGTGTGAACTAACCGGAGAAAATCCCAAGTCAGTGAGTGTTTACGGGGACGACATTGTCTTACCCGTAGGCGCTTATGATACTTTAAAAAGTATCTTTGATTTAGTTGGTTTCAGTATTAATGACGAGAAATCGTTTTCTACTGGACCATTCCGCGAAAGTTGCGGAGGGGACTACTTATTTGGAATAGATGTTAGACCTTTTTATGCAAAAGATGCCATGACGGATGCTAGATTGACTTGTATGTCAAATCAAGTAGCTCGAAGTGGTTATCCCGACGAAGAATACCGACAGGCCATTGAATCTTGGATTTCTCCGGAATTCAAATTATTTGGTCCTGAAGGTTTCGGCGACGGGCATCTTATTGGTTATGAATGGATTGGAAAACCTTCTCACCATCATTCTTTCGACTTGTCGAAGAATAGTGGTTTTGAGGGTTATACATTTCGGACGTACTCAAAGGTTCCTGCAACTGACGACGAAGAGCCACTTGGCTTTAGACGTTTACCTGCATACCTGGCATACCTACAAGAAGATACGCTCTCTCTCTCTGCACAGTTGTACTTGGCAGAGAAGGAAAGATATCTTGTTCATAGGAACTTTAGGGACAAACCGGACTTCAGTAAAAAGAAGCCGGTGAGTTATTCGCTTGACGCGGATCCTCATGTTCTTGGAGGAGGCGAGACAGCACGTGTAACGCGTGTCTATGTGCCAACTAACTCGCTGATGTAAAGTGCGAGTGGTGCGGGGAAATTCCTTACCCGTTACCTAAATAATTTCCGCGAAAGCGGGGTGGGTCCTTTGGGCTGTAAAGAGAAG